TCAGTTAGGAAGTTGTTCACTCTATAACCTTGAGGAACCATTCCCATTGAGTTGATTGCATTGATATCATTATCAGCAGTTTGAGTTCTACCTTGAGACTTCATAAGTCTTTCAGCGTTGAACTGGTTAGCTGATGGAATGATCATCTTAACCGCTTTAGCAGCTATTCTTAAACCTCTTTCATCAGTGAAAGCAGCTACGTCGATTAGCGCTTGCTCTAATGAAGTTTCGTTTAAGTCAGCTTGAGTAGCAAAAGTGTTAGCTACATTCGTACCTGAAACTGTAGCATGCGCTGTATTAAACAGTGATACTTGGTCTCCAGATGTAAATGTACCAAAACCATTATTTAATGGTGCTGCACCTTTTACTTCTTTAGCGTTAGACATAGATCTTGCTAGTGCTTTTGTGTATCTAGAAGAAAGTCTATCATAAAGGTTATCCTCTATTGCTTCTTCAGTGATAGCGAAAGCTAGCGCAATCGTTTCCATTGTGTATCTAGCAGTGTAAGTTTCTTGTGCTTCATCGTAATTAACACCTGAACCTTCTGCTTTGACTTCTGCGTTTGCAAAACCAGATAACATTACTTCCTCTTCGAAAGCTCTGTCAGATGATTCTGTTGTATAAATCTCAGCGTGCTGATTTTCATATCTTTTGTATTCCAAGCCAAATAGTGCATTTAGACCTGGCTCTAACTCTTTAACGAGTTGTGCTCTTGATATTGCCATGTTTTTATTCTCCTATTTGTTGATTAACTTGGTGTTACAAATTCGCAAAGGTTTTGTACTACTATTACTTTTGCATAAGCCGCTGTAATGTCTTCATTCTCAGGGTCTTCTGCTACTCGTATTAGTCTCCATTGCTTAGTTGTTGCTGCTGTAGTTCCGATATCTAATGTTTGAGATGATCTTCCCGTAACTGTACTTCCTGCAACAGCATTACTGTCGTAAGTTTCCATAAATCCAGCCTGTGCTACTGCAGCGTCAGTTGCAATTTCATAGTTCTGGAAAGGGTTATCATTTACAAACGCATCAATATCGCCACTGCCATCAGTAGCTGTGCTTGCTATATAAACGTTACTCCACGTTGGCTTCTGTGTGTTAGCCGCAGTGTAGAAACATCCGTTGAATACGCCAATAGTTTTACTACTAGCTGTACCAACTGTCACATAACCAGCTGCAGTTTGAACCTGCGTGCCGAGATATATGTTAGTCGCGTTGCCATTATCGATTTTATACTTTGACTGTCCTGATACTGCAGGCGCATTGCCTAAAGTACTAACAGGTGTAAAACCCATTCCGGCTACATTTCTATTTGCCATGTTTTTTTCTCCTTAGTGAACCTGCCACGTTAGTGGCCTCCAGTTCGGTTAATGTTATTCGTTGGAGAAAGAAATAGAATTTTATTTCTTGCTGCCACCGAAGCTTTTGCTAGAACGCTCGACGCTCATCGGCATTCTTCTATCTTGATCCCTAAGTAAGTCGTTGTTTACTGCTTCGTCTTGAGCTTGAGTTTGTCGTGTCTCATACTCTTGACGTTGCTGCGCAAGTTCTTCGGGTATCCTTGCCAAGACAAGGCCTCCTACTCCAATTACTCCAGCGTATTTTCCGTCTTGTACTATTGGAAAGTCAGAATCTTCATACTCTTCAGCTCTCACTAATTCGTATCCAGCTCTTAATCTACCATGTAAATTTTTGGTATCTTGAAAGCCCATTGATTCTACTCTTATCCATCTGTGTACAAAGCCATCTGGCGCTGTAGGTGCATCGAGTGATGAAGGTGGCTTATACTCTTTAGGTCGTTCAGTTTTGTCCCTAGTATTAGCCGCACGAGAAGTTTTATTTATTGTTTCTTTTGTCATATGCTTATGCTCCTTCCGTGAGTTTTAATTGTTTTGCATATTCTTCGAGTGGCACTCCTAATTTTTTAGCTATTGCTACCTGTGAAGAAGTGAGTCTCACAGTTTTGCGACCAGGTTTTGTGCTTCTGTTAGCCGAAGCTACCGACTGAACGGCCCTGTTCGTTTGCTTTATATCATTATTACCAAATTTATGCCCAAAGTCAACTCTAATTCTTTTGTCAACCTCTTCATAATATTCGTTACTCGCTGGATCATAACCCTCTTTATCCACTAAATCCTTGTGAATCTCAAAGGCAGTAAAAGTCATAGCTCTATCTGTTCCGAACCATTCATTTTTTGCTGCCCAATCTTCCGCCATAGGATCAGCTTGTGGTAATGATCTTGGAGTTTGTTTTGGTAATTGTCCACCGTCAGATAGTTGTACAGGTTTTTCCTGTTCAACTGGTCTTGTTGCTTTACGTTGCTCTGCTTTAGCATTCTCAAAGGCTAAAGAAGCAATTCTTTTATTTGCTTCAACTTGTAACGCCGCATCCCCATTCTCAATAGCCAGTGCAAGATCTTTTTGCGCTGAATCGAGTCCAGTTTTTAGGTTAGTTTCAAATTTAGTTTGGTAATCGGAATCAATCTTATCAAATCTAGATTTATCCTCTTTTCTTTTTGCTTCTATAGCGCCGGCGTATTGAAGTGCAGCTTGCTCTCGTCTTTCAGCTTCTCTCATCTTACGAGTCAATTTAGCAATTCTAGATTGTACACCTGTACTATAATCTTCTAGTTTTTTGTCTTCCTTTGTTTCCTGTATTACTTCTGTTTCTGTTCCGTGGTCCGTGTTTTCTGGAGCAGTATCAATTACCGCTTCCTCTTTTACTTCTTCAATAGCTACATCGACCTCTGGCCCTGATGTATCTAAATCAACCGAGATTTGTCCCGGTGATTGTTTTTGTTCTTCTGGCATAGTGGCTCCTTTTCTACTATGTTAATATTTGTGCAGGATGTCTGTTGGATCCTGTACGGTTGCGAGTATCTCATCGTCGTTTAATAGACGAACTTCTCCACCTTCGATCTCGATTCGTGATCCTGAATAACGTGCAAAGACTACCCAATCTTTAACCTTGCACCACGGACCATGTGGAAATTTATCTTTATCTAAATAACAATCAGGTCCCATAGCAAGAACGCTTCCGCATTGCGATGCAACTTGTTGTCTATCGATAGTTTCTTGTCCCATTAAGATTCCGCCATTAGTTTTCTCTTTCATTCTAAAAGGGAGAACTAACATACGCCATCCTGTGGGCATAGGTAATTTTGTAGTTTCCGCTGTAACTTCTTTTACAGGCTCTTCTTTATATTTATCTAATAATGCTGATTTAGTTTTTGGGACCTCTGTGGAGGTCGATGACTGTTCCGCTTTGTTCATTTTCTTCCTTATCGTTTAGCAGGCTAATGATTTCCTGGCGCACTGATTCCAGTGCATTTATTTGTCCTATTGTATACTTGTAAGTCTCCATACTGTCAACCCCTCCTGATGTAACGGATAAGGCTAATAACGTGACTCTTTTATCTAATGCTCTTCTTAATTTTGCTAATACTTGTTCTGGTTCCATAGTTCCTTTCTATTTTGCTATTTTATCTTTATTAGGTCCTTTTTTTATCACATAAGATTGAGTTCCGCTAGCCCCTGTTTCAACTTCTTTTTTTAAGTGTCTAAACAAACTCATCTCAGTAATTTTTTTGTATTTTTCTTTTAAAAAGCTTTCGATAGCTTTAGTATCCCTCACTAGCAATTCCACTTTCTAAGTGATTTAGATAACCTATCTTCACCAGTATTATTACTAGCTTTCTGTCTCTTACGCATCCCGGTCATACGCGCGCAGAAAGAAGCTCTACGTTTAGCATCTTTAGAACCTGCTTTTAATTTTGAGGGTTTAGTTGTAACTGCTGTTTTAAGTTTTGATCCAGGATTTGCTGCTCTGTAAGATGCAACACCTTTTTTATTAAGTCCACCTGATTTAGATTTACCTTCTTTTCTAGTCCAAGCTGCAGAAGCCATTATTTTTTCTTTGCTGTTTTTGCTGATTTTATAAATGCTTTTTTTGTAGGTGCACCTTTAGTTCCAGGTTTTCTCATCTTCTCACCTGAACCGTCAGCGATTCTCTTTTTTTTAGCGTGAATATTTGCGTAGAGTCCTGGTTTCATATTATTTTGCTACGTGATTTACACACGAACAATCCTTAAATAAATCTCCACATCTAACACAGTGAGTAGGTGTATTAGGTTTACATACACATCTTTTACCAAAGATCTTTTTTAAAATTTTTTTAATAAATTTCACTATTTTTTCCCGTTAGCGTCGTCAAACATTTTTTTAGTTGCTTCGTTTCTTTCACGAGTAGTTAGTTTTCTATTTGCATACTCAGTTAAAGTAGGTTCTTTTTTACCCATTTTTCTATCGGAAAGAGTTCTGCTCTTCTGTTTATTAAATTGAATTTTCATTTCAGAAGTTTTCTGAGCTTTTTTAGTTTTATGAATTGAAGGTTTAACAGATGAAATAGTTGGTGAAGTGTTACCACCTTTAATTAAATTTTTAACTGCATTATACGCTTTGAAATATTTTGACATTATTTTTTTAATCCTTCTACTTCTTTTTTATAAGTATTTTTAACTGATAATGTTTTTCTACGAGGTTCATTTTTACCATGTTTTTTCATATAATCAGCTTGTTGTTTTTTTCTTTTAGCAGGTCCACCTTCTGCTAAACCTTGTCTAGCGTTTGTAGTTTGTTTATTAAAATTTCTATTTGACATAATTATTTTCTCTTTATCAGATCTGTTGCCTTAAGTCCATAGACAGAAGCAATTACCCCAACAAAAATTGTTTGGTACCAAAACGGTAAATTTCCAAAGTGTAAGAAGAATAACTCCATTTTCTCCATATGTACAGGATTATCTGACCAAACACTCCATCCCAACATAATAATCGGGACCGACAATAAAATCAAAATAAATTCGTCTTTCCAATCTGATTGTCTAGCTTCTAGTAATTTTCCAGAATACTCTAATTCCCCAGTACTCATTTTATGAGCATGTTTCATAGCAGCATCTGACATAAGCATCTTTGTCTGTTGCTTATTTTTATAGATGTGTGAACCTGCAGAAACGGCTAACTTAATTGCCGATAACCACATATTAAAACCAGGTAGCTTTTACAGGTTTTCTTACAGCGCCTGTGCCTTTAACAGTTTCTGTATCACCTTTAGCAATGTAGTTTCTTCCTCTAATACTTGTTTCAGATCTAGGATCTAATTCCAAGTTTTGAGAAGGAATTTTAATTGCTTTAGATTTTTTGTAATTTTTCATATTTATCTCCTGTTATTTTATTATACTATCTTTTAGGACCTTTCAAGGTATTAACGTCGTTAGCTTTCATTTTATCACCATAAATCTTAGTTCCAGTTGAAAGCATAGCTTTATCCATAGTAGTGTCCGCTCTTAACTTAGCTAACTCTTCATTTTGATCTAATTTCTCATCTTGCATAGTTTTAGCTTGCATCATTTTTAATCTATCTAAAGCGAGTCTAGCTTCGTCTTCTTTTACTTTTCTCTCTTCTTCTTTTGCTTTAAGATCCACTTCTCTTTCTTTAAGTGCTAGTAAAGGGTCGTGATCAAATTGAGTTGTGATAGCTTTTTCTTCCTTCATAAACTCTTCAGTCATATCCGCAATCAATACAGCTTTTCTAGCTTCTATCACTTGAGAAATTTGAGTTAACTGTTGCTTGGCTTGTGGATTCTGTGCTGCAGCTTGTTGAAGTTGAGGCATCATTTGGAATTCTTGAGGGAACTCTAATTGAACTTGTTCTTGAGCCATTAAAGAAATGTGTTCTAAAATGTTTTTTTCTAACGATGCAGTTACACTTGGATTATTTCTAACAAAATTAGTTGCCATGAAATTTAAGTGAGCTGTAACGTGTGCTCTATGATCTTGACCAGGAAATGCTTGGAAAGGTTTTTGACCTAACGCATCTATATGTTCAATCGCCGGATCTTTAGGTTGATTCGGTGGCGGTGGTGGTAAGATTCTATCTATATCTTTTATACCAATCGCTGCATACATAGATCTGTAGGCATTATACATATTATGCATTTGTGGATTCGTTTGAGCTAATTGTAATTGTGTTTGAGCTAGTGTCACACGTTGTGACATAGAAAAGATATTTGGATCAGCAATCGGTAGAATATCTACTCTCTCATCAAAATCCATAGCTTTAATATTTCTTGCAGCACCAGGAACATCATAAGGATATTCAGGAGGTAAGTATGTTGCAAAGACTCCGGCTAATAATTTAAATTCTTGTTTTAATCCAACGTATAATCTTTTGTGGATTGCTGACATCACTCTTGAACCACGTTCTAAAAGAGCTACAGTTGTACCAACAGCGGCCTGTTGGTTCCCATCACCAACCTGCATGTCAGCAATTGATGCGAATCTCTGTCCCGCGTCAACTACAATACCCATCAACTGTAATAAAGTTTGTGAGGGTTCTTTGTAAGGCAGGAATACGAAAGCATCTTTTAAATTTCCACCTGGAGTGTCAACATCTTTAAATTCTCCTGGTTGAATAGCAGTAGAGTCATCTCTAACTCTAACACCTCTTTGTTTAAATCCGGCTGGTAAATTTGATAATGTACCTGCATCTAATAACTGACGGAGAGCCGCAGTTGCAGTACGACTCAATCCGCCAATCATGTGTATTAATCCTAAGCCATAAAATCCAAGCCCTGGCAGAAATTTAAAGTGGACGAAATATTGGATCTTAAGTTTCTTTGGATCATTGGGCGCAAAGTTTCGTCTAATAGACAAAACCTTCCTACTACCTTCTTCAATTGTAACGAGGTAAGGTAATTTTATTCCAGTTGGTTCTCCGTCTTCACCAACATCTTCAAAACCTTCTAAATCTAAATTAACGTGGCATTCTAGAATTGTATATAGAGGATCTGTTCTTTGTGACTTTTGAACTCCTTCAATTTCTCTCTCTTTTTCCTTCAGTTCATTTGTAACTGTTCCTGTAGGTTTAGTAAGTTCAATATCAGAATAAAAGCCAGCATACATTTGTTTACGTAAATCATTTTCTGACATTTTAACAACATGAATAACTGCTTCTGCATCATCTAATGATGTAGCTGTATAAGGTACTACAAGATCATCTGCAGGAATAAATTTAGATACTGCTCTACCTAATAAATCATCATAGTAAACTTTTTTAAATGTTGAACCTGATAATGGAAGATAGAATAACATTTGATCAAACTCTGGTTCATACTCACTCATCTGATCCATAATTTGATAGTTCATGAAATTTTTAACACGTTGAGCTTGTTGTTCTTTTTGAGGAGAACTTATTCCCATTACTTGTGTTCTAACCGGGCCATCAGCCGGTAATAATTCTTTATAAGCTAAAGCTTGAAACTGAGTAACCGCTTCTGCTAAAACTGGGTGAGTTGCACCTGAAGCTCCTTGGAAAGGCTGAGTTCTATTTTCGTATTTGAATCCTAATAATTCTAATCCAGTAATATAAGTTCTTTCCCATTCTGCACGGGATAATTTGTATTCCATGTAATCACTTTGTAATTGATTACCAATTGCGTCTGTGTCATCTTCTGGAAGTAATTCGTTTAAGTTTGCAAAGTGGTCATCACCTGCATCAATATTTGTTTGAGACGGATCAAAGTTGATAGTTGCTCCACCATCTTCTTCATCTGTAATTTCTACGGGTCCGCCTGTCTCAACAACTTCGTCAGTTACAACTTCTTCCTGAATATCATTTTCAGGTAAATCTTGTGGACTGCCAACGTTCGGAAGAGATTTATCTATATCTGCCATATTTTTTCTCCTGTATTGGTTTATCTTGTTTTTTGTCTTTAATCAACCCCTGAGAATTTGGTCCTTTCAAAGGTGGAATGCTATCCCATTTAACATGTTTCATGTTTTTTACAAGTGTTGAATTATCTTTAGTCATTATTTTTTTCTCCTTAAATTCATTATTCCACCATGTGCCATATTTGCAACGCCACCAAAATTAGCAACTTCTTGTGTTTTAATTTCATTAGAACGTTTTCCAATTCTTTTAGATTCTGATAAAGCTTTTGCGTCTAACATATCTAATTGAGCTTGACTGTAAAAATCTTCTTTCCCTAAAGGTCCTAAAAGTTTTTTATCATATTCCATTCTGTTTTCCATGGCTCTTACATCAAATCCTTCTTCTTTAGCAGCAAACGCTTGTTGTTCAGGAGATCCATATTTAATTATATCAAAAATATTTTTACCATAAGTGGGACTCATTCTATCATAGTCTTTACCAAAATCTTTTTCTGCTTTATAAATATCCTTGTAGTCATATATATCTGACCCATCTATATCTCCAACACCCTCTGTTTCATTCATTTTATTAAATTTGTTATATGATTTTATTAAATCTTCTTGTTTTTTTAAGCCGCTAACATAATCTGCTGCTAATCCTCTTCTGTCATTTCCTAAAATTTTTCTATTTCTATCCTCATTATATTCTAATTTTTCTCTTTGATTTTTTGGTAACGCATATCTTAATACACTATTAGATAAAGCTTCTTTGTATGTCATACCGTTTTCTAACATGTCATTTGCCACAAACATTCCTTCTAGTGCAATCTCACCCCCTAATCCATAAGGACCCAACCAAGACATTAATTTAGAACCTTTAGCTAATCCTGTTCCAACTCTACGAACAGCATTAAATTTTTTTGCAATTTGTTCAGCTTGTGGTTTATTAAGTTTTCCAGATTTTAACATTTTAGATTCTTCTTTCATTCCTCTCATTGCCTCATCTAAAGAACAAACTCCCGCTGTACCTCCTACATCTTTAGGACAGAACTTCATTAGTTTGTTATGTAAAGGTGTTCCGGATTTAATTTCACCTGCTTGAACCATACTTTTACCCAAAGAAGAAACAAGATCTGTTTTTTTAGTAATGGGAGAAGCAGAGCTTTTAAACATAGGTTTACCAGTTTTATCTGGAGTAATCGAAATTTCATCCAAATAACCCCCATACTTTTTACTAAAATTATTTTTTAATTCATTCATTTTTTCAACTACTTTTGCTTTACCATCTAAACTTTTTGTTATTTCAAATTCCTTGCTCAATTTAATCATGGGTTGATCAAATTGAGTTCTTTTAATTGTAGTATTAAATTTGTCAGAAGTTGGGTTTAGTTTTATGTATTCTATTTCATCAGCATAACCTGCTTCAATTAACGCTTTTGGTATTTTATGATCAAACATAATACTGTTGGAAGAATTTAAAGCTTGTCTAGCTTGTGGCCAACTATTTCTTTGAGCAAATCCTGTTGCTTTTGCAGCTTCTTCAAACATGCTTTTATATTTAGGGTTAACTCTATCTTTTAAATAAGTTATTAATTCAGTAGTTCCTAAAAAAGGCCTCCTAAATAAAGAAACTTGTTTTAACAAATCATCCCCCACTTCTTTTGCAAGAAGTCTAGCAATGGGTCCATCTATTTTTTGATTTAAACCAAATTTTTTAAGAATGGGGCTATTTTTAAACTTGTCTCTTATATCGGGAGTTCTTCTTGAACCTTCTTCTGGTAATATGTTTGTAAGTTCGTTAATAATTTTATTTCTAACATTTTCATTATTTGTATAAATTGCCGTTTTAAAAATCTGGTTTAATTGTTTTCCACTATAAGAAGGTTTAGTTTGACCTCTCATTCCCTGTTCGGACGACCCCATTATATTGGTTCTAAACCAATCACTAAAAGGGACAGATCCAAGTGTTGAACCTCTTTTTCCTAAAACTTCTGTTTTATTGATTTTTTGTATTAAATTATTATCTTTGCCAAAAGTTCTAGTAAATGCTTTTTTAAACTTATCGGGATCTGCATATCTTTTAGAATTTTTTACTATCCAGTTTTCAGCTTGTTTATAAAATTTAGCTTTATTTGGATCTACGGGACGGCCTCTTGTAGTTGCTTGTAGGTGCTCTAACTCTACATAAGCCTCTCTATCATCAAGCAAATTAAAAATCGTTTCTTCGTCCAAACCTGTATTTTTAATAGCTTTGTCAAGGGTACCTCTTCTATTAGTTCTAATCTCAGATATACTTGATTTGTGTTTAGGATCCATTACAAGTGTAATATCATCTTTGGCATAAGCTTTTAAAAGATCATCTGAAAGTTGCTCTATATTTTTTTGAGAATATTCTCTACCTAATTTAATATTTTTAAAGTTAGAAAATTCTTTTTCTTCTAAAATTCTATTTATAGCATTTACTAATCCTGATCTTTGGTTTTTTGATGTTGTTTTAATTTTAGACTGTTGTATTAAATCATCTACTGAATTAGCTGTAAGTGTTTTAGGATCTTGTTTATTCAACCAGTTTCTAAATTGCTTAGTTGCAGTGCTTTCCAGTTTCTTTGCAAATTCCGGAGTTTGTCTTATGCCTGTAATCCTAGCATATTTAATATTATTTTTAGTTGATGAGGGTAGTTTATTATAATCTTCTAAAGTCGACCCTGTATTGTCCATCCAGGTTTCAAGATTAGCTTTTTGTTCTAAAGTCCAATCACTCATCTTAATTTTATGTCTTCCTTCTTTACCACCATACCCGGGCCGTGATCCATCGACCGTGTTGCTTACTAGTTGGCCTTGTGCGTACATGTTCCGTGGTCCAAGGTCCTTGTTCATTGCATCTCTTAGAACAGGGTTCTTGATTATTGGATCATTGGATCTTTCGATCACAAATTTCATTAATTCTTTTTCAGTCACTATTCTCCTAACAAATTAGCTAAGCCACCCGTTGCTTGTTTAGTTCTAGTTGTGTTTTTAAATGTTTGTATAATATCATCACCACTCATTCCCATTTCGTCCATTTTAAAAGTTTGTTCTACCATGGCGATCATATCAGCTTTCATTGTGGGGGATGAAGATGCAATTTGATCTGCAAGGTTCTTATCCATTCCTGGATATTTTAACATAAGATCATCAACTTCTATACTTTTCGCTAAACCTTCCGGAGATGTATCACTTAATACATCATCAACACCTTGTTTAATTTCATCGTTGACAGAAAGTTTAGTTTTATTCATTTCAGTACCAAGATCAAAAAAAGTTAATTCTTCTATTTCCTCTCTTGTCATTAATCTAGAGTCACCACTTGATTCCATTTCATCAAGTTTCTGTTCTAAAAATCTTTTTCTAGCTGGAGATTTATCACCGGCTTCTGGATCTAGTTTACCCATTTTATATTGTTTATACATATAGTCTTGATAGTCTTTTGCTTCTTTTCTTATTTTGTTTGCAGAGCCAATTGTACCATCAAAATTATAAGCATCTAAATCACCAACGTCTTCCATAAGATCTTGAAACTCATCATCTGTTATCTCTCTTTTAGGATCTGGGTTTCTATCTTTAAATTTACTAAACATTTCTCTATCTAATGTTTTCTGAGGTGTTTTAAGTTTGTCTGCAGTTGTAATTGCATTGTCACCAAATTTTTTCTTAATTAAAGAAGCTAAACCTTCCACTACTTTTTTACCACCCGCATAACCCATTCTGCCACCTTCTGCTTTTCCTTTTCTAATTGCTTCTGGTACTGCTTCGCCTACTTCTTCATATATATCATCGGAAAGACCAGACATCTCATCAAGAACGCTACCTGTTTCAGGCCCATCATTTCTAAGATAAGTAGTTCCCTCTTGATAATCAGGAGAAGATTTAATACCTTTAGCATCATCTATAACTTCTCCGGGTCTGTAACCCATATAACTTTCTTCCGTTACAGGAGAACCATAATAATCCATATCCTCAGCAACTTTAACTCTTTGAATTTCAATTTGACCGGTTGTATTATCTGTTGTCATTTCAAAATCTTTATATTTCTTAACAGTTTGTCTATCAGCTGTTGCAGCTGTTTGAGTTATGTCATCACCCAATGCTTTAATTTTTGCTACTAGTTTAAAAAAGTGTGGAGGAGCTCCACCAGTTGCAGCTTCTTTTGCAACTTCAATTGCAACTTTTTTAGTTGCACCTTTTCCAAGACCCAGTAATCCTGTTTTAAATGCTGCACCGGCTGCGCCTAATCCTGCAAGAATTTTTAAGAATCCACGTCTTCCACCTGTTGCGTAAGGTACTCTAGAGTTAGTATCATCTTCACCTACTAAATAATTTAAGCCTGTTGATGTAGATCCACCTTCTGCAAAAGGTACATCATCCGGATCAGGATCAAGAGGTTTATTTTTTAATCTCTCAATACCTTCTTTGTTTTCTTTTTGTAATCTTTTTTTAATCTGTGCTTCTGTTTCTTTTGTTACATCTTCAAATTGTGCAGGAATTATATTTCCACCTCTGTCTTCGTATAATGCAGGATCTTTTTTTCCTATATTTTTCATTTGTCTTTCAAATAAATCTCCTAGGCCTCTTGTTGTTTGAACTCCATCTATTATTTCTATTTCAGGAGGTTGAGGTCGTGCTTTAGTCCAATCTGTAATTCTTTCACGAGGAAATTCTATAACTTCACCTTTGCCTACTTGTTGAGATGCTTTAAATTTAAGCTGTAATGTTTCTATAGCATTAGGCTCTCGCTTATTAGTTTTTACAAATAGTTCAAATAATTCTGCAAATATTTTTTTCATTAATAATACTCTTTAGTAACAGGTTGTGTAGGTTCATCTAGGTAATCCTCAGGGTGAGTTATAAAACCTCCCTGCCTGAACCGCATAACAGCCATAGTCATAGAATCGACTAAGTCATCATGATCCCCGTGTGGAAATGCTGCACACTCTTCCACTACTTCTTCTGCAAATTTCATATCTGGAGCCCAGATTAAACCTGCTTCGAAAAGTGGTGCACACGTATTTACACGTACGTGCTTATCATTACCACGACTTGGCGTAAAAGTCATCACCGGAATGTCCATTTGTCTCAATTCATGAGTTAAAGGTGTTCCAGATGCTTTTTGCTCAACGATAACCATATCAGGTTTCCAATAATTGTATTGATCCAACGCAACTCTTCTAAGTTCTGGAAATTCATATCTTTCTTTTATAGAATCCATTAAAATTAAATTAGGTTTAGAGTCTGAATCTGGATAAAACACTCCCCAAGTAGTAATTGCACTATAATCGGCAGTTTCTTTTTTTAAAAACGCAGTATCATAGCTTTGAATTACATAATCAACATAAGGAAG